GGAGATTTTTTACACACGGCCCAAAAGTTTCGCTGACCAGCGCCGGAAGGAGCTTAAAATAGTGGATTCTTCCAACGATTTAGAAGCGTTGTTTGAGCTTGAGACTTTCGAGAAGGGTGGGCGTGAGCTTTGGGGCCAGATGCAGGACTCTCGCGACCCGGGGGATGTTGTGGCGCTGGTGGTTGAGGCGTGTCGTGTGAAAGACCGCCTGGACCATTTGCATCGTATGGTTTCTCGTGATGATTCCGTGTGGGGACGTATTTTGCCGTCGGGGGATTCGGAGTCTGAGTTTGTGCTGCAGGTGGGAAATCTGTTGCGTGAGCAGCGTCAGACTGAAGTTGTGTTTAAGCAGTTGGTTGCTGAGGTGGCTAGGAGGCGTTCGGAGTATGACGACGATGACGCTGACGAAGAGGGAGGACTTTCCGACTTGTGAGGCATTCCCGGCGTTGTCGGGTAAGCAGTCTCCTCTGAATCTTCGTGAGGCTCCGGGGGTGCATGAGCATGGGCGTAAGAATATTGAGTTGGCGCGTCGTGCTGGTGTGACTGCTTTTCCTTGGCAGTGTAGTGAGATTAATGCGATTAATGCGACGAATGAGGATGGTTCTTGGGTTCATTCGGATGCGGTGTTGATTTGTCCGCGTCAGAATGGCAAGTCGCTTGTTGTTGCGTTGGTTGTGCTGTACAGGATTTTCGTCCTTGGGCAGAATGTGTTGTTTACGGCGCAGCAGTGGGAGACGGCTAAGGAATTATGGGAGCAGACGTGGAAGATTGTTAAGGGGCGTCGGTTCCTGTCGAAGCATGTGGTGTCTAAGACGTGTTCGCAGGGTCGTGGGACTATCTTCCTGGCTAATGGTGGCCGTGTTGTGTTTACGACTCGGTCGCAGGATGCTGGTCGTGGTCTGACGAAGGTTGACTTGTTGATTTATGACGAGGCGTACAACCTGACTGATGGTGAGATGGCGGCGCTGGCGTTTCTGGTTCAGGCTGCTGAGGACCCGCAAGTATTCTTTATGACTTCTGCTGTGCATCAGGATTTTCCGCAGCATGCGAATGGTCGTGTGTTGTCTTCGATGCGGGCTCAGGCGCTGAATGATTTTGATGAGTCTGACCCGATTTATTTTTCGGAGTATGCGGCGCATGAGGGTTTAGACCCGATGGCTGAGGATACTTGGCGTGAGGCTAACCCGTCTTATGGTGTGATTGCTACTGCGAAGAAGATGAAGAAGATTATGCGCCGTATGAACACCGAGGAGGGCCGCATTAATTTCGGTGTTGAGGCTTTGGGGTGGGGTTCGTATTTTGACGAGTCTGATGCTGACGGTTTCACGCCGATGGTTGATGTTGAGGATTGGTCGTTGGCTGCGAAGTCTCCGGTTTCTCCTGGCGAGTCGTGTGTTGGCATTGAGGTGAGTGTTGACGGCGAGGAGGTTGCGTTCGTTGCTGCGGTGCAGGATGGCGAGCGTGTGTTTTTGTCGTTGTCTCCGTTGAGTGTGTTTGACCGGGCGGAGACGGTGGGGGCGCTTGGTCGTGCTGTTGAGAATAATGATCCGTTGGGGGCGGTTGTTGACCCGATTGGGCCGGCGTCGACGTTGTTGGGGCCGATTGAGGATTTGGGTGTTGAGCCGACGAAGTTGTCTGGTTCTAAGACTTCGGCTGCGTTTGAGTTGTTTATGAGGATGTGGGCTGAGGGTCGGATTATTCACGATGGTGATCCTCGGTGGTTGTCTGCGTGGGAGGTCGCGGAGGAGAAGCCGGGTAAGTATCGGTCGTGGGTTCGTTGTCGTGAGGTGACGGTGTTGTTTGCGGCGGCTTTTGCGGTGTGGGGGTTGTCTGAGTTGGCTTTGCCTGTGGATGTGCAGGTGCGTTCTAAGAAGAGGTTTACGGGGCATGCTGCGCCGGTTGTGGCGCGGCGTGATGTTGCTGAGATGGCGTTCTAGGAGGTGAGCAATGTCTGAGGATTTTGGTGGGCGTGAGGTTGGTTATGCGCGTCCTGCGCGTAATCGTGCGCTGGAAGAGGATAATGCTGTGTTGCGTTTTCCGCAGTCTGCGCGTGTGTACGCGAAGATGTATCGGGAGGACGCGCAGGTTCGTTCTGTGTTTCGTGCGGTGACGTTGCCTATTCGTCGTGCTGGTTGGCGGTTGGAGCCGAATGGTGCGCCTGATGAGGTGGTTGCTGCGGTTGCGGAGGATTTGCGTTTGCAGGTTGTGGGTGAGTCTCCGAATGCTCCGGTGGCGCCGCGTCGTGGTCGTGTGAGTTTTGAGCAGCATTTAGAGCAGGCGTTGAAATCGCTTGCTTTTGGTGTGATGTTCTTTGAGCAGGTGTATGCGCCTGGTGATGATGGGCGTGAGCATCTTGTGAAGTTGGCTCCGCGTTGGCCTGGCACGGTGGATAGGATTCACGTTGATGCTGATGGTGGTCTGCATTCGATTGAGCAGGCTTCGCAGTCGTGGGGTGAGTTTGAGCAGGGTCGTACTTTTGTTCCTGTGCGGAATCTTGTCGCGTATTGCTATGAGGATGAGGGCGCGCAGTGGACTGGTACGTCTATTTTCCGCCCTGCGTATAAGCATTGGAAGCTAAAAGATGAGTTGCTTCGCAAAGAAGTGACCACTTTGGACCGTAATGGTATGGGCTTCCCGGTTTATACGGGTAGTGACGTTACGGATAATCCGAAGGCTGACCTTGAATATGGTCAGGCGTTGGCTGAGAATGCTCGTAGTGGTGATTATTCGGGTGCTGCGGTTCCGGCTGGTGCGAAGTTTGAGCTTAAAGGCGTTTCTGGCCAGTTGGTTTCGCCGCGTGAGGCGATTAGTTATCACGATTCGATGATTGCTAAGGCTGCTTTGGCGCATTTCTTGAACTTGGAGAATGGTGGCAGCTATAACCTGGCGCAGACACAGTCTGATTTGTTTATTCAGTCGTTGCAGACGATTGCCGAGTGGTTTGCGGACGTATTTACTCAGCATGTAATCGAAGATTTAGTTGATGTTGCGTTCCCTGACCATGAGGGTATGTGCCCGAGGTTGGTGTTTGACCCGATTGCTTCGCGTAAGGAGCTTGGGGCTGGCGATTTGGCGCAGTTGCTTAATTCTGGGGCGTTGTTTGCTGACCCGGATTTGGAGGAGCACCTGCGTCGTTCTTATTCGTTGCCTGCGAAGCAGAAGTTGCGTGATGCTTTGGTGACGAAGAAGCAGAGGCAACGCTTGGAAGAGGAAATGGGCGTCACGTTGAGCTCTCAGGACGAGATTCCTACTGACATTGCCCCTGTTGAAGAACCTAGGGAGTGAATCCGTTGAACGAGATTCTTATGTATGGGCCGATTGGCCCGGATTTTTGGGAGCCTGAGAATGCTATTACGGCGAAGTCTGTGATGGCGCAGCTTTCTGAAATTTCTGGTGATGTGACTGTTCGTATTAGCTCTGGTGGTGGTGATGTCTATGAAGGCATCGACATTATGCAGGCTTTGAAGAATCACGATGGCAAGGTCACTGTGATTGTAGAGTCGTTGGCTGCGTCTGCCGCGTCGTTTATCGCGGTTGGTGGTGCTGACCGTGTTCTTATGCGCCCGTCTTCGGAGTTGATGATTCATCGTGCGTGGAGTCTGGTTGAGGGCAATGCGGATGATGCGCGTAAGGCGTTGGGGGACTTGGAGCGTCAAGATAACAAGCTCGCTGCTATTTATGCCGGAAAGGCAGGAGGCGAGGTAGCCGACTGGCTGGACGCGATGAGCGCGGAGACCTGGTACACCGCCGAGGAGGCGGTGGCTGCGGGATTGGCAGATGGGGTTATTACGGAGAAGTCTGAGGCTCCGTCGCCGTCGGCGTCGTTGGCGAAGCGGCGTTTCAAGTTTGCTAACCGGGCTGCGGCTCCGCCGCCGCCTGTCACCCGGTCGGAATCGGGGGACGTTTCTACTACGCCCAGTGATGGGCAGGAAGGAGATGCGATGAGCATCAAGAATCTCGCCCAGGAATTGGGCGTTGAGCCGGATGTGCTTCGTGAGAAGCTGTCCGGCTTTTTTAATGAGCAGGTTGAGGTAACTACCACTGTTGACGTGACTTACCCGGAGACTGTGGAGGTTGTTCCCACCGGTAAGGCTGAGATTTCCCCGGAGGGTGGCCCACTGCCGGAGGGTGTGGCTTTTGATGTGTCTGGCCCGGAGGGCTGGGATACCACTGTGGAGGAAACCACCGGTGTGGTTACTGTTGTTGCCCCTGCTGGTGCGGAGCCGGACTCTGAGAACACTGTGGCTGTCACCGTCACTGGCAATGGTGAACCGGTTGAGCTGACTGTGAATGTTGTGGTTAAGGCTGCAGCTGACAAGGATGGCGACGGCGAACCGGACGCCCCCGCTGAGACTGCGGCGCCCGTTGAAGACACCGTCACTCTTGACCGCGATACCTACAACGACCTGCAGGCCGCTGCGAAGCTGGGTTGGGAGGCAAAGAACCAGGCTGATGCCAACGCTCGTGAAGCTGAGGTAGATACCTGGATTCGTGAGGGCCGTATTAACGCGGCTCGTCGTTCCAAGGTTGTGGATGCGATGCACCGTGACCCACAGGCGGCTCGTGAACTGTACGGTTCGATTCCTGTCAATACTATTCCTCGCGTTGAGTCTGGCTATGGCCGTGATGTTGCCCCGGAGGGTGATTCTGCGGTGATGAGCACTGAAGAACTCGATGCCCTGTCTAAGTCCCGTCTTGGTAAGTAGTCGGGTCGTTTCAATTCTTTAAGGAGATAGCATGTCTAATCCAACTTTCCGCCAGGGGCCGATTTCTTTTGAGGCTGCCCAGGCTCTTGAAAAGTTCACTCTTGTCACTGTGAAGGATGGCAAGGTTGCGCCGGCTTCTGCTGCTGGCCCTGTGTTCGGTGCGGTGACTGAGAAGGCTGACCCGAATAATGCCGCTCTGCCTGATGTGATTGCTGTTCACTATGGTGTGGCTGCTGTGAAGCTGAAGGTGTCTGGTGGTGATGCTTCCGCTATTAAGTCTGGCGCGGCTGTGTTTGCGGCTGACAATGGTGAGGTTGCTGCTTCTGGCACGGTGCAGGTCGGTGTTGCTGTTCGTGATGGCGAAGGTGACCGTGTGCTGACTGTTCTCAATTCTCTGCCGCAGGCCGCTACCGCCTAGCAGACTGACCCCTAGGGAGATTTCAAGATGGAAACTATTAACTCTGTATTTGACAACATCAAGGGTCTGACCGTTGATGAGATGCTGGCTAATCCGGCGTACCTTCCTGAGAAGGTTCTGTCTGCGATGGATGGCCGCGAGGTTGAGCGCCTGTTCTTCCGTTCGGAGAATGTGGCGTCTAACGTGTTTGCCTACCGTGCACGTCGCCCGTACTACCTCGAAGATGACGTGATGAAGACCGCCGAGTTTGGCGAGATTCCGGTTGATGACCCCCGCGAGGAGGAGTACAAGACCGGCAAGATTTCCAAGTACACCAAGGGTCTTCGCGTGTCTTGGGAGCAGCGTAAGGATGATGACCGTGACGCTGTAGCCCGTGAGCTCGCGGCTCGTACGAACACTATTCTGCGTTCCCGTGCTCGTGAAGCCCAGGCCGCTATGGACGCTGCAGAAACCCAGGAACTGGCTGCTGCTGTTGCATGGGACCAGCCGGGCGCTAAGCCGGCGTCTGACATTCTTGACGCCATTGAGCTGGTTCAGGGCGCCGAGGATGAGGACGGTAACTACTTCGAGTATGAACCTAACGTCCTGTGGGTTCACCCAACTACGCTGACGATGCTGAAGCGTAACGAGGAGGTTCAGAAGCTCTACATTGGCGATATGGCTTCTGAGAATCCTCTGTTTAAGGGTGTTGCTGAGCAGCCGCTGCTGTTTGGTCAGCTGCAGGCAGCGCCGTCCTTTGCTGTTCCGAAGAATAAGCTCTGGATTGGTATTGAGGGAGCGGGTGTTCAGGCGCAGCGTGAGGATGAGCAGATTACTGACTTCTACGCTGAGGGCGGCGATTCCCACCTTGCTGGCCCGCACATGTCCTGGCGCTCTGACTACTCTCACCGTCGTTCCTTCGTGGTTGATAATCCGAAGGGCATCGTTGAGTTGACGGGTCTGGTGACTGGCTAGTGAAGACGGTAAAGCTGGCGAAGTCGATTAGGTTCCCCGGCGGTCCGCTCTTGAAGCAAGGAAGCACCCACGATATTGATGACGCCCTGTTTGATGAGTTTGTCGACAAGGGCGTCTTTGTTGTTGACACTCCACCTGTTGTTGAGACCGCTGCGCCTGTTGAGGAAGTAGTGGAGTCTGACTCCGATGTGGAGGTTGATGATGGTGCGTCTCGTCCTGCGAAGTCCGCGCCGGTGACTGCTTGGCGTGAGTATGCCGATTCTTTGGGCGTGGATACTAAGGGTTTGTCTAAGGCGGAGATTATTGCCGCCACCGCTTAGGAGGCGACATGATTGAAGTTGATAAGGACGCTCTGCTTGGCTTGTTCCCACGCCCTTTGGACGAGTTTGAATCGGCACGTCTTGACGGTTTGATTGAGTCTGCTGTTAAGACGATTGATACTGCGTTCCTTCGTCAGGGGCGCAATTTCGAGCAGGAGCTAAAGACCGTTCCCTGGTTGGAGCCTACAGCGCAGGAAGTTGTTGCCGACATGGTTGCGGCTGCAGTGTTGGTTGGCCCGAATGTTGGGTTGACTAATGCTTCGTCTTCTACTGGTCAGGAGTCTGACGCGGCAACCTTTCGTGACACTTTGCGGTGGACTTCGTGGCGTGGTGTTCGTTTGACGGACGATATGGCTGCGTTGCTTGGTTTGTCGGTAGCTGCGCGAGCGTTAGTTCGTTCCCCTGGCCCTATTCGTTGGCCGGAGCGCCGACTGTTTAGGCGGTGGTGACCGTGGAGGCGATTACGGTTCATGGTGCCGCTGGTGGTGTGGATGATGATGGTTACCCGGTTGCTGGTGGGCCCGACCGTGAGGTTGTGGTGAAGTCGGTGCAGCCGTTGTCGTTGTCGGAAATGTCGGATGAGGACAAGCAGGGCACGAGGGACATTCTGCGCGTGTGGGCGCCGTCTGGTACTGAGGTCGCCGATGGTGATGAGGTCACTGTTCGCGGTAAGCGTTACCAGGTGCGTATTACTGCGTGGGATTGGTCAGCTCATCGCCGGCCGGTTTATCGGCGGCATTTTCCGTCTGTGGTTTTTGATTGCGTGAGGGGTGAGGGCTAGTGGCTAAGGTTGGTAAACCTCGACTGAATATCCCAGATTCTTGGTATAAGAAGAATCTGTCCTCGTTGGCCCCGCAGTTGGAGTCGAAGGCGCAGGCGGTTGCCGGTTCTGTTGTCGGTGATGTTCCGGTGACTGTGACGATGAAGACTGACCGTAATGGTAGGCCTGTTGCGATGGTGGCGTTGGCTCATGCGAAGGGGCTGGCGATGCAGGCAAAGCACGGCACATTGACGCGTGCCGCTGCTTCGCAGGGGCTAGATGTGCACCGCTATAACCCGAGGTGATGCTGGTGGATTACTTCATTCAGCGGAATGCCCCGGAGGTCATTCGCCGCGCCTTGCGTGGCGTGGTGGCGAAGTCGATTAGGGTCGCGGCGGCTATCCCGCAGGGGTGGTCGGTGGATGATGGCCCGGTAGTGACGGTGTCGAGTGATGGTTCTCCACGCTCGGGCCGTGCTACGTCGACTGAGAATGTGCGTGTGAATGTGTACGGCAAGTTTGAGCCGGAAGTTCGACGTGTAGCTAGTGAGATTAACGCTTGGCTGTTAAACCCCCACTCTGTTGGGGGTTTTCGTATTTCCCCCGGCCCGTTACTCATTGTGAAAGATGAGGACGTTAAGGGTTGGGCCGCTGCGGTCACGGTCGTGGCTGCTTCAACTAAGAAAGGACTTTCCTAAATGACTACCCCTAACACTGACCAGGGCACCCAGTCTCTGGAAACTGACCGCGCCCGGATGATTGATGTCTGGAAGGACGCGGAGGTTTATACCTCTACTGAGGCTGACCCGAAGATTGGCCTTGATGGTTCGTTTGACCCGAAGGTCTGGAAGTTCGTAGGCCTTCTCAACGATGGTTCCGCTATTACTCAGGAGCCGGAGGTTGACCGCACTGAAATCAACTCGTTTGGTGGCGTGCTGCAGCTTCTGAATAACAAGTTCAAGAAGGACGTCCGTGGTTTCGACGCGCTCGAGATGAACGATGTGACGTTCCCACTGCTGTGGCCTGGCTCTGACTTCAAGGAGGGCGAGCCTGGTGTTCTTATGGCGCCGGAGAACCCCGCCGAGGTGTTCATCGCGTTTAAGACCACCAATAGCTTCGGTGACATCTACATTGATGTTTCTCGCCGTCGTGCTCTGGTGTACGCAGATTCTGGTAATGAGCGTAACGATGATGGTGCTTCCGTAACTCAGTTTAAGGCTGAGATTCGTAAGGACCAGTTTGGCGCGCTGTATGACTACCTGCGTCTGCGTGGTGACGATACCCCGGATGAGCTGCCGGAGGTTATTCGTTTCTCTGAGGATAAGAACGACACTGGCGATGCTGCGGAGGAGGCGCCGTCTCGCGGTGCTGATACTGACGCTGATGCTGGCTCTGAGGCTGGCGCTACGCAGTAGTGCGATGGGGTAGGGGAGATTTTTGGCAGACCGCCCCTACCCCTAACCCCAAGGTCTGCCCAAGTTTCTTACTAAACAACTCAATGTGAAAGGGTCTGCCATGACTACTCGCAAGAAAAAGAACGACAACATCGACCCAAAGGACGCCACCGGCGCCCAGGCCGAAGCCCTCGAAGAAACCACCACCGACACCCCAGACGAAAACACCGAATACCCTACCTTCACCATCGATGTAGATGGCGAAGAAATTGAGATTGAAGATCGTTGGACTCGTGAAGCGGCGCCTGCCGGCATGATGTTCGTGTTCCACGAGCGTTACGCACAGAAGTACATTCCGAGTGTGCTTGAAGCCATCATTGGTGAAGACCAGGTCTTTAAGCTCATTGACCTTGGCCTGTCTGTTGAGGAATTTCGCCAGGTGTTTGAGGCGTGGGGTGAGCGCCGCCAGGGAAAATAGGGCTGCTGTACCTCATCGCGCAGCATGAGGACTTGGTAGAGGTTGATTTTCAGCGGTTCTACCACCTGGATTACCGGGATTTCTACCGTGAGGACGGGGGCGCGTCGCGCATGACTCTGCGACGCATGCTGTTGCTTGCGGAGCATTTGCCGCCGGAGTCCCTGTTTCACTCCGTGGTGCAAGACCGTCCACCTGTCAGTGAGATTTCTTCGGTCCTGATGGATATTTGGTCAAGTCTGACTGAGCAAAAGCATCCACGCTGGGAGCAGCTTAAGCGTGAGCGTCGCGCCAAAGAGCGCGAAATTGCAATGCAACGGGCTCGTGAGCGAGCCAGGGAGTTTAACGCCGCAGGATAACCCCTGCGGCTCTTTTTGATGGAGGTTTCTTAATGAGCGCAGCAGGCTATGCAGTTTTGCCAACGACGGTGTCGCTGTCTGGCATCAATAAGGAGCTTCAGTCGAAGCTGTTGGCGCCTGCGTCGAAGGCCGCTAAGCAGGCCGGTGACTCCATCGAAAAGGGAATTTCCTCTGGTGTTGATTCTGCTGCCGTTAAGGTAGAGAAAGCCAATTACCGTGTGAAGAAGTCCTCGGAAGAATTGGCGGACGCTGAGGCTAAGCGCAATTCTGAGGTATTGAAGTCTCAGGCGGCGGTTAAGCAGCTGGAGGCTGCAGAGTCGAAGCTGTCTGAGATGAAGAAGTCTGGTAAGGCTTCTTCAGAACAGCTCGCTAAAGCCGAAGGCGACGTGCTGAATAAGCGCGCCAAGGTTCAAACTACCGCACAGAATGTTGAGAAGGCTGAGCGTGGCGTTGAGAAGGCCATGGCGGAGTCCAAGCGGGCTGCGGAGTCGCTAGAGCAGCGCACTCGTGAGCTTGAGCAGGCGCAGGATTCTGCGTCTAATTCCACCAATGAGTTTGGTGATGCGTTGGATTCCGCGGAGTCGAAGAGCAGCGGTTTCTTCGGCACGCTGGGGCGTAGTATCGGCAAAATTGGTGGTGTTGCTGCAGCTTTCGCGGGGCTTTCCGGCATTGCAGGCACAGTCCAGGAGGGGTTCGCTAAAGTTACCTCGATTGAGGATACTACCGCGTCTTTGGGCATTCTGATGGGTTCGGCCGAGGAAGCCACAAAGGTGATGGGGGAGTTGGAGAAGTCCAACCAGCGTACTCCGTATTCCTTTGATGCGTGGGCTGGTGCGGGTAAGAACCTGATTGCTTTTGGTGTAGAGGCTGAGAAAGCCTCCGATATTGTTACTGCTCTGGGTGAGGCCGCGTCGGCTTCGGGCAAGGGCGAGCAGGCCTTGAACTCGATGGTTGACTCGTTTGGTAAGGCTGCCGCGTCCGGAAAAATCTCGATGGATACCATTAACAGCCTCGCTGAAGGTGGTGTGCAGGGACTGACCATTCTTGCGAATGAGTATGGTGTTACCACCGAAGAAATGCAGAAAAAGATTTCCTCGGGTGCGGTCGATGCTGCCGAGGGCATTGATATTTTGACTAAGGGCATTCTCGAGGGGTCTTCGGGAATGGCTGGTGAAGTTGAATCAATGTCTGGCGTGATGGGGAAGATGGCAGAAACCACGTCGGGCCGTCTCACCAACATGAAGGCTGCGTTTAATAACGCTGCGAAAGCCGGGCTGGAGGAAATCAGTCCGCTCATTGGTGATATAGCGCTAAAAATCACTGATTTTACGTACGTGGCCATTGACGTGTTCAAAGACCAGTTGGTTCCGGCGATTAAAGCTGTCGTTGATGCGTTGAAGTCTGTTGGGGAGTGGATTTCTCGTAATTCTGACTGGTTGAGCTCGTTGGCGGTGTCTGTGGGCACCGTCGTCGGCGCTTATAAATTGTTGGTTCTGCAGCAGAAGATTATGGCCGCTGGCGGCTTTGTCTCGTGGGCGATGAAGGCTGTGAAGGCCACTCAATTGTGGACGACGGTGACGAAGGCGCAAGCTACGGCGCAGCGCATCTTGAATACGGTGATGAGGGCTAACCCTATGGGGCTTATCATCACTGGAATTACAGCTGTAGTTGCCGGTCTGACGTGGTTCTTTGCGAAGACCGAGACCGGTCAGAAAATCTGGGCACAGTTTACTGGGGCCTTGGGCGCTGGCTGGGATTGGGTAGTGGAAAAGTTCCAGGCCGGTCTGGATTGGGTGCAGTCTACTTTTGGTCCTGTCTTCTCCCAGATTGGTGAGACGATTTCCGGGGCGTGGGATGCCACGGTGGAAAAGGTTACTGGTGCTATTGACCGCGTGAAGGAGATTTTCTCCGGCGCCCTTGATTTCTTGAAGACTGGTGACACGACTGACTATGCCGCTGCTTTGGGCATTAGTGAGGATTCCCCAATCTTCACTGCACTGACGTTCTTCCGCGACCGCATCGTGGATTTGAAGAATGTTGCTGTTGCTGCGTGGGACTTTATGAAGTCCAAGTGGGAAGAGTTCACCACGGGTTTCGGCCAGTTCTACCAGACGTGGATTGCTCCGGTTGTGGAGTTTATTAAGGCTGGCTTTTTTGCTCTGCAGGCCACGGCGATTAACGCCTGGAATAGCATGCAGGAGAAGTGGGCCGAGTTCACGCAGGGCTTTGGTGAGTTTTACCAGTCGTGGATTGCTCCGATTGTTGACGTGATGATGACGGGCTTCCAAGTTTTGGGCTCTGTCGTGTCTGCGGCTTTTTCGGGAATTTCTACGGCATTTCAGTTCGTAGGTTCGATTATTTCTTCCGTGTGGTCCGGGATTATTCAGCCCATTCTGTCGCTGTTCATGTCGGTCGTGTCTTCGGTCGCCTCGTTTGTCGTGCCGATTTTCACCGCTGTGATTGGTGGCGCGTTCCGCACGATGGGCTCGCTTATCTCCAACGTGTGGAATGGTGTTATTAAGCCTGCGTGGGATTTCTTCCGTAACGCGGCTGGTCTGCTGGCGGACGTGCTGACGGGTAATTTCTCGAATATCCGTAATCGTTTCAGCTCTATGGGCCAAGCAATTTCCAACATCGTCCATGGCGTTATCAACTCGGCGATGAACTTCTTTAAGTCCATCTTCGAGAACGCGAAGCGGGTGGCCGCCTCGTTTGGTCAGGCTATTGGCCGAATGGTGGGAACGGTTCGCGGCAAGATTGGCGAGATGATGGGCGTGCTCGGCCAGATTCCGGGCAAGGTCCAGGGCGTCTTCGCTTCCGCTGGTTCGTGGCTGGTTAACGCCGGTAAGAACATCATTTCGGGCCTTATTAACGGCATTAAATCGATGTTCGGCCAGGTGGGTAATGCGATTGGTTCGGTGATGCCGGACAAGATTCGCGGAATGCTCGGCTTCATGGACGGCGGCGTCTACATGGCCCACGGTGGCATCACCCGTGCCTACGTCGACGGTGGCATCGACAAGTTGGAGCACTACGCTAATGGCGGCTCGAAAGAGAAGCACAAGGCGCAGATTGCTAAGGGCGGCGAGTGGCGAATCTGGGCGGAGCCAGAAACCGGCGGCGAGTCCTACATCCCACTAGCCAAGTCGAAGCGGAAGCGATCCACTGAGATTCTCGCTAAGACGGCGGATATTTTCGGCCTGACTGTCCTGGACAAGGATGGTGAGCGGATTAGCCCGGCGCCGTACTCGGCGGTCGCACCAATGCGTACCCAGTATTTCGCCGATGGTGGCATTACGGCCAAGGACTTGCGCAAGTTTGCGGAAGGCGGACGAGTCAATGGCTATCAGGCATCCCGGTCGCTGGAAGGCGCACCGTACGTGTTCGGTGGCTCCAACTGGGGCGACTGTTCCGGTACGGCATCCGCTTTTGCTGCACTCGCAGTCGGGCAGAACCCGTTCCCGCGTAAGTTCGCCACGATGGATGAGGCACAGTGGCTTTCGTCGAACGGCTTCAAGAGTGGTCGTGGCAAACAGGGTGACCTGCGAATTGGGTTCAAAAACGGTGGGCCTGGTGGTGGTCACACGGCTTCTACGCTGCCAGATGGTACGAACGTAGAAATGGGCGGTGCTCGCGGTAACGGCCAGATTGGTGGACGCGCTGCTGGCGCGTGGGACTCCTATTTCGACACGTTCTTCTATAAGACCATTAAGCCGCCGAAGCCGCCGAAGATGAACAAAATTCTCGACCAGAATGGCATCCCGGACGGCGCAAGCATGACCATTGACGGTGTGCCCGTCTCTGTGAGTGCCGATGAAACCACTGGTAGCACTGGCGAGAACACGGTCACAGTTGCGTTGTCCCCGGAGGATGCGGCTAAGGCCACCGCCGCGAAGGAGCTGGGCGACCAGTCCATCCTGGACTTCGCGGTAGACGGAATCTTCGGCATGCTCGGCATGAAAGACTCCACCATCAAGAAGCTGCTGACCACCAAGGGCAAAGACCTACTGCCAAGTGGCGAGAGTATTGTCACCACGCAGGAGGTTAAGGAGCAGCCGCGCACCAACGTGGCTGCGAAGAACGCCCAAGCCATTGAGTCCGATGCGGCAACGTCGTTGTCACCGGCGAAGATGGCTAAAGACCCTCAGCTTGCAGCACCCAAACCGGAGAAGAAAAAAGGTCCGACGTGGGGCCCTGATTTCTTTGCTGGTGAGATTGCTCGCAAGGCGAAGGACATGAGGTTGGATAAGCTGGCCGCGAAGATTGGTCTGGCGACGGCGTTGGTGGAGTCGGGTAACCCGCTGAAAATGTGGGCGAACCGTGCTGTGCCGGAGTCGCTGAAGTACCGTCACGATTCTGTTGGTTCGGATTACGATTCCGTGGGTCTTTTCCAGCAGCGTGATAACGGCGCGTGGGGCACCGTCAAGCAGCGCATGACCCCGTACGACAGTGCGGGCATGTTCTTTGACAAGCTGAAATCCTTTGATTACAAGTCGATGGACCCGGGAGCTGCTGCGCAGAAGGTTCAGGTTTCTGCCTTCCCTGACCGCTATGGGCAGCAGATGGGTGCGGCTGAGGACCTACTGAACAAGGTTGGTGTATTCGACCAGGGCGGCTGGCTCAAGCCAGGTGGCATTGCCGTGAACCTATCCAACGAGCCGGAGCCAGTGTTTAACGGTGACCAGTGGCGCGACATTAAGCGCGGTGGCCTGAACGGCGATGATGGCATGACCTTGGTGGTCAATCTTGAGGGCCAGGAGGTGCTGCGTAAGCGCGTGGACAAGGTCGAAGACGAAGTCACGATTAACACAGAGGAACTAGGAAAGTTGCGGCGCCGTACGAGTGTGGCTGTGGCTGGCACGACTAGGGGAGGTGCGATGTAAATGGTGAATCCTGTGCGTTTTGGGTCGGGCTTTTCCGGTCTTACTATGCCGGAGGAGCCTGGCTACAAAATCACCTATACTGCGCCGCATCGCCCTGGCGAGCAGTTCATCTTGCACTCGATGCTTGACGCGGAAGCGGATGAGCAGCGTGTGGTTCTTAAAGAGAGCGGTTTTGGTGGCGGCTTCGGTGAGGTGGATTTTTCCTCGGCGGAGTCTGTCACTCGTTACGGTTCTCGTGTGACGGGGTCGAAGATTCCGGCGTTTGATGGCGAGTTGGATGTTGTTGTTCGTCCGGGGCCTGATGATTCGGTGATGGAGACGTTGCGTGATTGGCGTAATGCGTGGTCCTTTTTTGAAGACGGCGAGTTGAAGGTTGTGGCGCGTGATGGTGGTAACCGTGAGGCGCGTGTGCGGTTGGTGAGTTTCGGTGAGGTTGAGCTAGATCCGTCCGGGGCACGTCTTATTGAGGACAGTGTTCAGTATCAGTGCCTTGATGGGTACTGGTCTGGGGGTGTTAGTACCTATACGGGTAACGTCACTGTGACGACTCCCGGCGACCTGTCGCCGAAACTTCGCCTTCGGTGGGATGGGCGCTCCACGTCGTTTACTTTGCCGAGTGGTCTGCGTGTCAGTTTGGCGCAGGGCCCGGGCACTCGGTGGATTGATTTGGAGCGCGGCATGCAAGGCCAAGTCACTGACGTTAACGGCAACGTCGATACCGGAACCTGGTCATCGCTGCGCGGTGTGCTTGTGGGGGAGACGCTTCATCCACACACAAAGAATGATTTCCAGTTAGGCGCGGGCCTGACCCTAGAGGTGGTCCCGCGCTTTCTTAGCCCGTGGAGGTGACACATGGTTAATTGGTCGCAGCATAAAGCTCACCGTGAAGCGGTCATGCAAGCCCACGGACAGTACGTCGGCCTGTATAACAAGAACTGGGAACCGGTGCTCGATATTGAGGATTGGCTAGAGGCCGAGTGGGGTGGCATTTTTGCGGACGTAGGCAACATGTCCATGACCCTGCCGGGTGAAGTATCACCTGGTGTGGTCAACCCCGTGGTGGATTATCTTTTGCGCGATGACCTCCGCAACCTCGATAAGGGCGGAAGCCTCGATGCGCTTATTCATGGCGCGGTGCATGTCGTGGTGGAACGCCCCGGTCTTAAACGCCGCTGCTACCGAATCCTGGAAATCAACCCTCGTGGTGGCGACCCGCAGGGAAACCCCGCCGAGGTGGAACTCACGGGTGTGGACTCGATGGAGCACCTAAAGCACCTACCACTCTGGGCGGACCCCTCCAACAGGTCTAAGGTCGTGCAGCTGCAGTGGGAGGACCGCCAAGACGGCAGCGCCGAAAAAGTATCCCGTAAACTCATTGGCCGAAACTTGATTGGCTACCAGCAGCCGAGTCTTCTAAACAGCATGTTCTCGTGGACGGCGGGCTACACGAGTCCTCGCCAGTGGCGTGGGTTTAATCCGTCTATGCACCCGGTGATTTGCTCGCCGGTCATGTCGGGCAATCGCTCCGAGTGGTGCGTGGTGTCCGCTCGTTGGGATAACGCGTGGGACTTGCTTAAAGCGACGTGGGCGGCGGCTGGTGTGCAGCCTTTCGCGTGGTTGTGGCTTCCAGGTGACCCGCAGCCCTTCCCGTCGTATGCCACGTTGTCGTTGCCGACGACGATTATTGACTTCGCCCCCAGGGCGACGGTCACGGGTGCGGCCGGCATAGTGGGGCAGGCTTTCCGCCAGTTGAAGCGGACGATTAGCAGTGACGATTTCATTACGTCTACGACGGAGTTCGCGGACGTGGATGTTCGCAATACGGATGGGCGGCGCCCGTGGGTGGTCTACACACTCATGGACGCCCCAGACGTGAAGCTACGCAAATCCACCGACCACCGGTGGGTGGTGGGTGGCAAGTCGCCGGACATTGTGAATAAGGCTGCGAATATTGGTATTAAGACGGCTATTGCCGCGGCGGTGGCTGCGATTCCTGGTATTGGCCCGCCTATCGCAGAGGGTATTAAGGGCGCGGGTGAACTGGTGGCGGAGATGTCCGCTGACCGGTTGTTTGTTCTTAATGAGTACGTGGACCGTAATAGGCAGTTTCATTATGGCCGGTCTCGTTTTACGGCTATCTCTAAAACTGGTGAAGCGAACACTGTTGAGTCTTTGCAGAAGGCGTGGCAGGCGAAGCAGGAGACGGAGGGCGGCATTTCCGCCGAGTTCTCCATCGACAACCCCGACCCGTATTTGCCGGGCCGTGATTTTGACCTGGGCGACACCATCGGTGTTACCGCGTGGGGCGTGGTGTGGGCAGCCTACGTCAGTGGGTTGACGTGGACCTCGAAGCCGGGGCAGGAAGTTGGCTGGCAGTTGCGTATTGGTGATTACGCATCGCTCGCATCGCCGGGTGAGCTGTACCAGGCGAATAAGGAAAACGTGCGCGCTGTGATTGGCCGTCTGGCTGTGACAAAGGGAGGATAAAGATGGATTACCGCTACATCGTGCCCACGCCGGTGCCGGAGTCGGAGCACCCGTACGCGGGCCTGTTTCTGGGCGTGGTGCCGGAGGGGCGCGAGTCTGCTGTGGCGCGGCATATTTTCGACGAGTTAGGTGCTCGCTTTGAGGTGGGGGAGCCGGAGACCGTCACGCTGGGGTGGGCGGTTGATTTCGAGACGGATAGTGACCGCCAGTGCGTCACGGTGGGCGAAGAGTTGGACTTTCAGATTCCGGGTGCTGATAGGCGCGGTGTGCGCATCGTGGAGGGCCATTTGCCGCCAGGTATCCGGCTGGAGCGCCACACCGGCAGACTAGCTGGCGTGTTCGCTAAGCCCGGCCTGTACGACGTGACGTTGGCGCTTGGCCCGGCAGTGAAACTCGACCCACTAGGCGGTACGGGAACCCCGGGCGAGCAGGTCGCATGGATACCTATTAATCAGAAGCGGGCCCGAGCCCAATCCGCCACACCAGCGCCCAAAACCCTCGATGGGCTTAGTGCGTTGGAGCTATCCCAGCTCGCAGCCGAAGCGATGCGCTTGGAGCGCCTGAAAGCAATAGAGGAGCTAGACGATGGGAATTAACCCCAACAGTGGCGACGGTGTGGAAAAGAACTACACGGTTGATGGACGCACCGACGCTACAAACATCGTTTCCGACGCCGAACACACCGGCCAAGAAGCCGGAAAAGCCTTCGCCCACATCGCCGCGCAAGCCGACTCCGCAAACAAAGGAACCTCCGACCTTTCTAAACGAGTAGCCGCCTTAGAGAAGAAAGATTCCCTAACCGCAGGAGCGGTGGATGCAGTGGTGCGGGGAACGACGGCGAATGAAGATTATCAGCCGTGTGAAGATGTGGTTGCCCCGCATGACGGATGGGCGTACAGGACTACACGGACCCTGCGACCCCGCCCTGGCTTATGGCGTGTAGAGCTTGTGCAAGAAGCTGACCTGAACTTGTACCTGTATGTCGCTAATCAATCCGGCCCCACGATAGGTGGGAAAACCACACAGATTGTGGATTTCACCGGGTCGGAGACTGTTATCACGCGAAGACCTGCTGGTGCTCCTGCTGGCAAGAAATTTTATGTCCTTTTTACGCGCCTTACCCTGCCTAAATAATGAGAGGAATTTATTATGGCCGTTAAGCTTTCCGGCACTATTTCCGATATTACTTCCCGCCCGTTGGAGGACGTGTCCGAGGTGACGGTGAAGTCCGCATATGCGCAGCCGTCTGCCGCTGGTATTACTGTCACCCAACCCCAACGCGTGAATTTTGACCAGTCTGGTAATTTCACCGTGACCGCTACCGAGGGGGTAAAGGGCTGGCTGTATGTTGACGGGCCGGGTTGGTCTGACAGTATCCCATTCATCGCCGCCGCCGGAATGAGCATGATTTGGGAAGCTATCGCTAACGCCCTTGGGTTTAGCTCTAATATGCAGGACTACCTGGATGTTAAGGGTGGTATGCGTGAGATTTTGCAGGAAGCCGCCGACAAGATCGATTCGGTCATTAAGTGGCCTAAAGGTGGGCTGGAAAAAGACACGGACCTGAACGAGGTCACGGACTCCGGCTTCTACCAAATTAATTCGTACAGTGTGGCCGCGTCGATTAAAAACCTTCCAGACGTATCGGAAGCTATCAATTCCGGCACCCTAGAAGTCTTTAACCTAAGCGGTAAAGCCTGTGTGCAGCGCTGGACCGTGGACGGCCCCGCCAGTGGCCCTAATCTGGTCTACATTCGCCACAGTGACACCGCTGGCGAATGGTCACCGTGGGAGGAAATCGGCGCGAAATACGCATGGGTGCAGGGTGGCTTTGAAAAGGGCACAGACCTCAACGAGGTCACCACGTCCGGCTTCCATAAGGTCAACACGTACGCTATGGCCGCGTCTATGAAAAACCTCCCCAATGACTCCCTAGCTATCAACTCTGGCGTGTTGGAAGTCTTTAACCTAAGCGGCAAAGCATGTGTTCAACGCTGGACGGTCAACGGGCCAGCAACCGGCCCCAACCTCACCTACATTCGCCATAGTGACACCGCTGGTAATTGGTCACCGTGGGAGAAGCCCTGGGACAGTGCAACGTGGGAGAAAACCCCCATTCCAAAAATGTCCAACCTGGACGACTACCTCACCTCCGGCATGTACCAGGTAGTCAACTATTCCACAGCATCATCGCTGGTGAATAAGCCCACGTTGCCTGCGGCGATTAACCCCGCCGTCGTGGAAGTACTCGCGTTGAAGACCGGCCAGGTCGTGCAACGATGGACCACCGTAGGCGCAGCAGACCGTGACAACCCAGTAATGCAGCGCACCCGCGACAATGGTAGGAATTGGTCGGAGTGGGCACGTATCGGCAGTGGCGCGGCTGGCGCTGGCGGTGGCTCCCCACTTGCGCAGGTCAACGCCACCCGCTCCCACCAAATGGCAGACCGTGGACTCTTGCGACTCCTGCTACGCGGCGAAGAAGGAACGCCGGTGTGGGGTTGGACGGCACCGCCAGGTGAGAAGCTGGAAATCCCCACCCATGAGGGTTCCGGGCAGGCTGTCCACCCCTCTGTGCTGTTTTTCGAGGACGGATGGAACGGGTGGAAGTACTGGATGGCGATGACCCCGTACCCGAACTTTAATGAGGCCCACGAGGACCCCAACATCGTCGTATCTAACGATGGTGTGAAATGGCAAGTCCCCGATGGTCTTACTAACCCGATTGATGACGCTAAGGGCCGCCCAGACCCGTACAACTCGGACGCCCACCTGACAATGCGCGATAACGAAATGGTGCTCACCTGGCGCATGGTCGACCGCCCGAACAAGGGTCGTGAGTCATTCTGGATGACGATGAGCCGCGATGGTGTGCACTGGTCGCCGAAGCAGAAGATTTGGTGGCCGAAACTTTCCGACCGTCATTCGTCTACCGTGGCGCAGTCCCTACTCTGGTTGGGGGACCGGTGGCGCCTGTACTTCATTTCCACGACGTTGTCGCCGAATCGTCTGGTGTGGGTGGAGTCCACTAAGGCGGTGCCTACCCCGTCTGATTGGGGTGAGCCGCAGGAATGCTCGATGGATTTCACGCTGCCGTCTGACAGGGATTTCTGGCACTCTGAAATCCAGCACCGTGATGGTGAATACTGGGGCATCGTCTCCGACGCTGACCGGCGCACTACGGGTGTTAATGGTGTGATTTACCTCCTGCACTCTACTGACGGCACTAAGTGGGAGTTGTCCCCCGTACCTTTGGTGCCGCAGGCAGGCGACGGCCACGACTCCCTATACAAGACCGGATTCATTCTCTCCGGCGCGGGCGAGTCCATGACCATTGATGTGTATTACTCGGCTTATGACCGGGAGACACGCGAGTGGGGCACCTGGCGTACGACAGCAAGGTATGCGGGCCCGCTGGGTGAGAATCGCATTCGCAGCAATGTGGACGTGGAGTGGCGTGGTGACCGTCTGGTGATTAATGGTGAGGTGGGGCCGTCACTGTCTGGCCCCAAGGGTAATAACGGCTCGGACGGTAAAGACGGTGCCATCAAATTCGAGTCCCTCACCCAAGCCCAAAAAGACGAGCTTAAAGGCGACGTATCCAAAAACCAGCTGGACGCAGCCATCGCGGCGGAGAAAGCCCGCACCGTCGGCATGGTGTGGGCGGTCGAAACAGAAGACCAAGCCAAAACCAAAGAAACCAGCTGTCAAAAAGGTGACTTTATTCAGGTTGCCGCAACCGGAAATACCTACAAGGTGGTGTAAAGATGATTAATACTCTGAACCTTATTGCCCCCAACAAGGCGGTGGCACCATGGCGCTAAAGCTCATCAAACCCGGTGTACTGGTGGCACGATGTGACAAAACCAAGGTGGACGGCAATGAAACATTCTCGCCTGTCGGCTCACCTATCCAGGGCGCGGTGTACTCGTGGTACGTGTCCATGCGCCAGAACGGCACGCTGCGCTACACCGTCACCGCCCCGCCTGATGTGGAAGGCACGCTTTACCTGAGCCAGCCTGACGGCTCAACCGCGGGGTATATCTTCGCCGGTGCGCTCACCGTCACGGCGGAGCAGACGTCCCAAAACTCCGCCCGCGTACAGGTCAACACCGTAGGAGTGCCCGTCACCCTCACCATCGAAAAACTCGCCTAGCGCTCACACCACACCGGTCAAACAACTACACCCCAACCAACCCCCGCAGGCCGCCAAGGCCACGGGGGTTAACTCATGCCCACAAGGAGGGCGAAATATGGTCACTCACCCGATGAAACAGGGCACCTATCAGGTGTCTAGTGGATACGGGCCGCGTTGGGGCACGTTCCACGCGGGCCTGGATTTCGCGGCACCTATCGGCACTCCGATTTATGCGGCGGCAGATGGTGTCGTGGTTGAGGGCCGGGAGCGCTACAACGTGTCCGGCTTCGGCTCGTGGATATGGCTGGACTGCCAGGACAGCGTAGGAAAAGATTTCATCTACGGTCACGTGAAGCATGACGGCATTCTCGTTAAGGCCGGTGACCGTGTACGCGCAGGCCAACAGATAGGCGTAGTCGGTAACGAGGGCGAGTCCACAGGCCCGCACCTGCATTTCGAGGTGTGGGGGTCGCCGGGCCGCCTAGGTGGCGCGCACCAAGACCCCGCCCCGTATCTCGCGGGCGCGGCACAGCCCGGCGAAGCGGTGGCTCGCCCTATAGGGAAGCAGGGCGGGACTATCTACGGCATCGACATCAGTGAACATAACGACGGCCTTAGCTGCGTCAGGGCCAAACAGGAGGGAATGGAATTTGCCATCATTCGCCTATGCGACGGCACCCACGTAGATAGGGTGTTCCACTCGCACCTGGCGGACGCGGAGCAGGCCGGAATGCTCATCTCCACCTACTGGTATCTGCGCGCCCCCTCCGAGGGAACCAGCATCGCGCAGCAGGTTGATGTAATCGACCAGCAAATGGGTGGGCGCCGAGACCTGCCCGTCTGGATTGACGTGGAATCCGTCGATATGAATTATCCCGCCGGCGACCCGCGCCGCTACCTGCTTGTAGAGAAAGACGTGTGGGACGCGAAACGCGAACTGGAACGGCGTGGCTACCACGTTCCCGGTATCTACACCGGCCGCTGGTATTGGGAGAACATGCGCGGCGGAGAACCCTCAATGCAGGGACTCGGCGCGCTCTGGTGCTCCAACTACGGGGACAATAACGGGGTCGGTGCGCCGCGTGCCTTGTACGCGAGCGAGGGCGGCGACCATCACCCCGGCTGGGACTACCCACTAGGCGACCGCAAACCAGACCTTTTGCAGTACGGCTCGCGGGGCACCGTCGCGGGCCGCGCAGACGTGGACATCAACGCCTACCGGGGAAGCAAGGCTCAGCTACAAGCGTTATTCACCGGGAAAGCAGCACCAGATGAGGAACCATCGGAGGAAGAAATGAACAAACTATACCGGCAGATTACTGCCTTTATCTCGGGCTACCTTGGGCCGCAGATTGAGGCCCTACAGGACGTCTGGACGCAATTGAGGGGCCCAGGAGGTAAGGGATGGAAGCAGTTAGGACAGGACAGCCAAGGCCGCAACCTAACCCTTGTGGACGCCGTAGCCGCAATCCGCCAAGACCTCGCCCGCATTGAAAAGAAACTGGAGGAACGCTAATGGCCAAGCACTACACCAATCCCGCACCAAAGCCCCGCGCCGTCATCGGCACCCCATGGTGGATACGGCTAGCCGTATACGTCGTGGTCGCCGCCGTAGGCCTGGCCCTCGTCGCATTCGGCATTGTCAGCCCTGACGAGGTAGACAGCTGGCTCGGCCAAACCGGTGGACTAGCAGCACTCATTGGTGGCGCCCTCGCCGCAGTGAACACAGGCCGTGAATCCGACGAAGCCCCAGTAGGCGTAGTCATCGAGCAGCCCGCCACACCGGAGCCGGAGGATGCGCCCGCCCTGCCGGTCTACACAGGCCCCACCACAGCAGGGGAGTAGTCGTGAGATGGGAAGATTTTAAACTCCGCGCCGCCAGGTGGCTCGTATCCGACGCTGCCGGGCTACTGATTCTCGGCAGCATCTCCATCGCTCGCGGCATGTCGTACACGCCCCTGCTGGTGAACCCGGAGCGCAAGCCGACGCACTTTATGGAAAGCGTGCTGAACCCGCCTTCGTGGGCGGTGGTGTGGCTCCTGATGGGGGCGCTGTGCCTATGCGCAGTCAAGTGGCACAGGCTCGTCCCCGCCGCAGTAGGAGCCGTCGTGGGGCTGCATTCCATGTGGGCGTTGAGCTTCATTTTCGCCACGATTTTCGGCGACCTGGGCCGTGCTTGGGTGTCCTCCCTTGGCTATATCGGCATCGCCGCTATGACCCTCTACGCGTATGGGCGGGGGCAAACCAGTGAGCTGAAGTTTGTTGATGGGAGGTGACGGGTATGCCCGTGGACGGGCCACTGGCTACCGTCATCGTCGGTGTTATCGGCGTGCTCGGCACCCTGATAGGTACTCACTTGACGGAAAAGAGCCAGAAAAAGAAAGCCGAGCTTGAAACCCGAGGCCCGGAGTGGGAATCCTTTACTAAAAGCATTCGTGAATGGACGAACGAGCAATTGGAAGCCCGTGATAAGTCGATTGCGGAGATGCGTGGAGAAATTGCCGAACTGCGCGACAAACTGGAGGTGTGGAAAAGTCGCTACTTTATCGCCGTGAACCACATTAGACAGTGGCGGCTCCGGCACCCGGAGAGCGTGGCCGATATGCCGATTCCTGACGAGCTAGAAAACGACTTTTAAACTGACCCTCACCCTTTGCGGGTGGGGGTCTTTTTCTGCGTTTTAGGGGTTTAGACTATCTCGTAGTCGAAGTCCGCCAAGGTGTAGGCCATGCAGATATGCCCCATGAGGGCGTTGTGTTCAGCGGGGGATATTTTATCCTTGGCGAACTCCCCTGGGAAAGTGACTGGTTTTCCTTGCTGCTCGTATTTTTCTGCGATTTGCAGCGCCTGGTCGATGTAGTCCGCAAACTGCACCCACTTGTCTTGTAGCCATACACCGGCATCGAGTGGGGTCTGGTGGGTGGTTTCCCACCGTTGGGCGGTGCGGAGGTTTACGTCGCAGGCGTTGGCTACCTCTTGGGAGGTGAGCCCCATGCTGGTGCGGAGAATACGGAACTCGTTTGGGGTCATGCGGCTTGTGTCCTTACTTCGGTGATGGTGCCGAGGGTGAAGTGCTGGCGGCCTACGACGCGGTCGATGGTGCCCCACTGGCCTGGCACATTGGTGCGCCGGAACGTCACATCAGCGGGAAACTGCTCTTTGAGGATGGCGTACATGTGGGGGCCGGTGTAGGTGCCCAGGGTGGTGATGATGGTCTGCATTTCGGACTTTCTTTCCGGTTGTGCGGCCTCTTCCAGGAGCTGTTCTCCTTGCCGTCTAACGCCATTATATGCCGTAAAGTATGGCATTGCAAGTGGGCCCAAAAACGGCCATGCATTTCCACTGCATTTGTGACAGGAAACCACCGTAAACCACCGGAAACCACCGTATAGCCCAAAACGCAGAAACCCCCTCCCACCAGCATATTCGCCGGTAGAAGGGGGTAAATTATCTGCTCCTCCAACTGGGCTCGAACCAGTGACCTAAACCCCATTTAACCTGCATAAACACCCTTTTTAAGCCCCTTTCCACGACAATTCCACTGCATTTGAAATCTTTTCCTCCACGGCACTGCCCACCGCTTCCAAGTCCTCATCAAACAATTCAGCGTAAATATCGAGAGTCATCGCAGCGGAAGAATGCCCGAGCTGCCTTTGCACAACTTTCACGTTCGCCCCGGCGGAAATCATCAGGCCGGCCGCAACATGCCTAAGCCCGTGTGGGGTGACTCGCGGAAAATCCGGGTACTTTTCCATACACCTATCCAGCGCGTTGTAGTACCACTTGCCATGTGTGGGTGGTTTCATCGGTGTGCCGTCACGACGCGGCCACAACAACTCGTCCGGCCCTTTGCCGTCCATCACTGGCACCAGCATCCGCATCACGGACACAGGCACGGACACTTCCCGCACCTCATGTGTCTTAGGCGTGCCAATAATCACTTCACTACCCACGGTGACGGCGTTACGCTCGATGCTGATTCGGTTCCGCAGCACGTTCACATCCCGCACCCTAAGTGCTGCCGCTTCACCCCAGCGCAGCCCCACCGTGCCAAGCAGCCACACCAGCTCTCGGTAGCGTGTGCATTCACCCACCAGCAGGCCAAGTTGCTCCGCCGTTAAATACACTTTCCGCGCCGCGTCCTTACGCGGTAGTTTCACGCCCCGCGCCGGATTCTCACGTACCGCCTTATCCATCACCGCCAAGTCAAGAATCTGCGCCAGCACCGCATGAGCCTGCCTAACCAACGACGCGGACCTATCCAGACTTGATACCCACGCTTGTACCTCCGAGGGCTTAATTCCGGCCACCTGACGCCCACCCCACTTTGGTTCTACGTGGTTGCACCACACCGCGAGCATGTCATGCCGCGTTTTAGGTTTCAGATGCGTTAGATTCGCTCCCCACGGCACGGAAACCTCACCAATAGTTACCTTCCCGGCGTTGGGGTCTATCCAGTCGCCGGTGCGGATGGTGGTGGCGTTTTTATCCGCCCAGGCTTGCGCCTCGTTTTTGGTTCGGAATCCCTGCTTAGTCTTGTTCTTCCCGGTGGGGTCGCGGTATTGGACTCGCCACGCCCGCCCTTTTGCTGTCTTGTACGGCTTGATGCTTGCCACTATGCTTTCTCCTTGTTAGCCAGGGCTGAAAGAACGCCCCGGGCGACAACTCCAAACCCATGAGGGTTTGCGATTCCTAATCCCGCCCTTGGTGCTGCACTTCCACATAACAGGCACCAGGGGCGGTCTTGTTTTATACTGCTGGTGGCCCACATCCCCCCGTGGGCCTACAGGGTGGCCCCGTGTCCGAGCACAGCTCCACGGGGCCACCCCCAGTTTTTAGTGGCTAGACAATGCAGCCACCAGCGGGTCAATACCCAAGTAGAGTGCTAGACCAGCAACGAAAAGTCCGATAGCAGCCGGGACCATAGTTGCACCTGGCAGCCCAGTGGCGTCGGCCCATTCGTTCATGTTGTAGTCGGCAATGTTCTGCAAGATTTCCATGAGAGTTCCTTTCGGGAGAGTTGGGGTATTTCAAGGTTTAGGACATTGACCCCACGGGCCTGTGGTCCATAAAGATATGGTGTGGCCTATTCGCGCCGGAATAGCCCCTCGCAGGGTCCGCTAGAGTTAGAACTTGATGCGCGGTTCTGCACCGGATTCGAGGGCGCGAGCTCGGTTATGCATAATGAACGCGTCTACCAACCACCAGATTCCGAAACCACCTGCGGTGAACAACTGAATGATGCCAATTCCGATGTTCCCGAGGTAGAAACGGTGACCTCCGAAAAGTCCTAGGACGAGCCAAAGGAACCATAGCAATGGTCGGTTGATATGCGTTGCTGGGATGTATTGCGGAGCATAACCAGCGGTGGCGTGGTGGTAGTCAGGCTGCGACTCCTGGAGGTAAGGGGAGGGCTGGGCATGCGATTCCTGCCAGCCGCCGTATGGGCTAACGTTCTCCTGCTCGAGCTTTCTCTGAGCTAGATACTCCTCAACTTCACGGTGAGTAGCTTCCTTCCGCTTCTCCACCTCTTCCTCGGACATACCGTGGGCCTCTACCCAGCGTGGGTCCCAGTATTCTTCTATGTAGTTGCTGAAATTAGTCCACGCCTTTCGGTTTGCGGCAGTGAGCTCTACACCGTCATTTTCGAGTTCGGTCTCTGCTTCCGCCATGGTAGGCATATCCAAGCGCACCGAGGCGTAGAAGTCTTTCTCCCAATCGCGACTAGTCCATACGCGGCCGGGTACTTCGATGGTGCCGCCGGCATCATGGACGGCGCATGCAAGCTGCCACCAATAGTCCATATCGTCTTCTGGGAGCCAGCCCAGAGTATGGATTGATTCGCGGACGATGATCGCTCTGTCCATGCCGTAGTAATCGGTAACAGGGAGTAGCTTAAGGTCGAGTTCAAATTCTTCCCCGGGGTCTGCTGAATTGTCTTCGGCCAGTTCCCGGAGATTGGAAAAGAATAAGCCTTCGCGGTCAACTTCTTGGGTGTAATCTTCGCCAAAATCTTTTAGGAGGGTCATTAGGCTACTTGCCTTTCGTAGAGAGATTGCCAAGTTTTTAGGACTTTGACCGTGACGTCTAGCTCGTGGGCTAGGACGTTGGGGTGTGGTCCGTAGATTGCTTCAGTGGTGGCGTAGTCGGTGGGGTTGATGAGGAGGCGGGCTGCGAACCTGTCGGCGCGTAGTTCGTGTGCCCCGTGGTGGCCAGGTGGGTCACCGTAGTGTGCGTGGCCGAGCTCGTGGGCCAGTGAGCATAGGGTTGTTGTGTCATCCATGCCTACGCGCAGGCTGATGGTGTTCCGGTGGGGGAGCCATGCTGCTTTCGGCCCGCCACGATGCCACCTCACCCGATACCCGCGCCGCTGCGCCACATCAATGAGGGCATCAGTGTTAATCAATCAAATCCTCACCTCTTTTCTCGCGCTCGGCCTGCTCGTCGGGGCTGCTGTCCGCAGCGTGCGGTATGGAATCGTCCCACTCTTGGACCAGGCCATCGTCGTCATCATGCAGTGAAGCAGACGGGTCGGACACGGGGGCACCCGCACGTCGGGCGGCCAACTCGTCTAGCTCATCGGCGCGGGTAGCGGGGTTGAGTCGGCGCGCTAGTTCAATCGCGAGTTCTCCCTCGTCGGCGGTGGATACGAGCGCGCCGTCGGAGTCGAGGAAATCAAGCACGTCTTGGTAAGGAACGTGCCCAAGCTCAACCAGTGCAAGCGTGCGATTGATTCCAAATTCCTGGCAGAGCGCAAGAAGGTCATCGGTAGGAAGTCCTTCATTGAGCCGCTTGTTGGCGGTCTTACGTGTGACTTTAAGGATGTCTGCGATTTCTTGGTCTGTTATACGGCGGTGCGAGGTTTCGCTTAGCCACTGCTTGATTTCCATGTTTGTAACCCTAACACAGTGAGTAAAAAGTTACACACTGAATGGGTAATAACGTGCCCAAATGGTAATCCACATTCCCCCATTCGTGTAATTACACTTGCCGGTTACTGGTGTGGTGTGTAAATTGAGTTACACACCGACCGGATGAAAGGAGGAAATGGGAATGTTTCTACTCTCCCTCGATGAAATCGACCGAGTGAAGCGACTGCATCACATTACGTCCACCACGGGACTAGCTGAAAAGACCAACCTAAACCGCAAGACCTGGACTACCGCACTAAACACTCGCAAACCCACGGTCTCCGTACTGGAAGCGCTGGCAGCACTCGGAGCTAACCCCTCCAAAATCCTCGTTGCAGAAGAACTAGCCGCATAAGAAAAGGCCCGGTGCTGGAACACCGAGCCTAAAGCAAAGAAATCTACTTAGGAGCATATCACATGTCTGATTCGCTGCATCCAGCGGAGGCCGCGTACATGGCCGCGATTCGCGCCGGGACGGATTGGTACTCGGCGGCTGATAAGGCCGTAGCCGAATTGGCGAAAACACGTAGGCCGTTTACGGCTGATGATGTTCGCGCCACCTGCGGAATGGAGCCAGACAACCCCAACTCGTGGGGTGGCCTGTTCACCTACTGGCGGGGCCGGGGACTTATCCACCATGTGGGTTTCACCCGGTCACGTGGCAAAGCACGTAACGCCTCCGTCGTGGGCGTCTGGCAAGGACACGACATCGCCTAACTAGCAGACACAGGGGTGCAAGTCCCCTGATAGGCACTAGGCCGCCGTAAACCCAGCCCGGAACGGTAGGCCACGTTGTATCGAGAACTGAATAGGGGATCAGCGCCACCAGCCCTTGTGGTGCCTGTGTTGACGGTGTAGCGACCTCGCACGGGCGTAAATGGTGGCGCGCATATAAATACCAGGCCTGAATGGACAAATCACAATTCTTTTACACCTACTACAGGGGCTTAAGGAATGTGCTTACAAAAGACTAACTGGGGTTCGATTCCCCAGCGGGCCACTAGGGGTGGGTGTGGCGCTTGACTTGGCGTCGTAAGTGAAGGCGATGGGTGGCCCAGCCACTAGCCCACGCCTGCACCCGCCCCTCTATTTAGACATAAGTGCGGCCCCCTACGAATTGGGAGTGTGGGGGCCGATCGTTAAGGCCCAGCGTGGGCCTTTTTTAGTACGACACTCAAAAAAGGGAGGTCTGTAATGAAGACTACCACATGGCTGCTGGCCGATGAAGCAGCCGAATACATGCGGATGGACCGCGATTCGGTCTACGAGTACTTGCAGCGCAAAGAACTACGCGGCGTGAAAATTGGTCGCAGGTGGCGTGTGCGCCGTGAATGGTGCGACGCCTTTTTGATGGGGGAGTCGGTATGAGCTGGCTAAAAAGACTGTTCCGCCGGGGTCGTCATCGTAAGCCCCGCACCCTGAAATTCACCATGCAATGGAGGTAACAGATGCACCAAATAACACTGCCTGAAGCGTTGAAGGCGCTCGAACACATTGAAGATACGTACCAAAAGCTATATCGCTACATGGTCGTTGATGCGAAAACCCGCAAGCACATCAGGGACGGTGCCGCTCAGGCCCATGACATTAAAAAGATGGTTTGCGCTCAAGAAAGGAAGACCATTCATGCAAAAAGTAAGTAGCCGCCCGGAGCGCCGCGAACCAACTCATAAGGAGTTGGCGTATTGGCAGGACGTTGCCGCGAAGCGTGTACGCCTGTGCTGGGCGACCGGCGCGTTCGGCGTAATGATTGGTTTCCTATTCCACCTCGTGATTTCGGTGCCGCCGGTATGGATGTAGGGCTAACGCTTCGGCAGGCGTATCAGCGTTACCAGCCCGTTAAATACAACGGGGAATGGTGGGTAGACCTTGGGGACAGGCCACGCAGTTACCAATCGGTGAAGACAGCGCGGGAGTACATCAAGCGCTGCTATGAACAGCGCAACCGCTGCCTTTATGCGAATTGCCTACTTGAGGGTGAGTACATGCCGGGTATGGGGGTTGGGTTCCGGTTTTGTGAGCGCCATGCGAGGAACGCGAAGAAGATTTTGAACAGGACAAACCGGGGGACTGCGATTTTTAGGGGAGCAAGTTTTGAAAACATTTAAGACGAAAAACGACGAAGAGTGGCACGAATACCGCCGCCAGCACCTCACCTCAACCGAGCTAAGGGACCTGCATTTAAGCAGGACTGCAAGGCAGTGGCAGGAGCTACGCGAACAGAAAGAAACAGGCAAGCGGTGGGGCGGTAATGATTACACGGTTTGGGGAACTGGCCGTGAACCGAAAATAGCAATTGCCCTAGACCCTACGCTTTCTCGCACTGATGATGATTATGAGTTCCTCGGCGTTGATTCACGTTTGCGGTATAACCCGAACCCGCAAACCATCATCATCAACGAGTCCGACGGGCGCCTGTGTGGCACCCCGGACTTGTTCAGTGAGGACGGGGAGGTAATTGGTGAGATTAAGACCGCCAAGCACCAATTCACTGGCGGCAAGTTCCATGATTGGTGCCCTGACGGGTACTACCTGCAAGTGCAAGCCAACATGTGGCACGCGGGTGCTGAAGCGTGCGTGCTGCTGGTGGAGTACTACAAGGAGCAGGACGGGAAGTTCACCCCGGACGGCTACGAGTATCAGGTAATCCACTATGACCCCAAGGTGGTGGAGGACATGCAGTCCACTGCCGCCGAGTGGTTCGCATGGCTTGATGGCACCACCCCCGCGTGGATGGGTGAGGTCACCAGCCTAGAAGACGCCGACGAGGTAGAGGACCTGGTGGCGCAACTAGCGGACGCGGAAGAAAAAGCCGCCAGCTGGTCTGACTTGGCAAAGACCTACAAGAAAGACTTGTTGAAACTGCTTGGTGATTCCTACGCCGGGAATCACGCCGGATACAAGGTGAGCGTGTCTACCACCAAGGATTCTAAGACGTTCGACTCGAAGGCGTTTAAGACCGCCCACCCGGACATGTACCGCGAGTTCAACACCAAAACCTGCCGAGGCTCCACCCGCCTACGACTCACAAAGGTGGTCAACTAATGGACATCTACACCATCGTCCCCAGCCCGGAAGCTAAGAAAATCGCCCTCGCACGCCTCGAAGGGGAAGTCCTGGATTGGATGCGAGACCACGGAGACACCTTCCCCGAATTGCGCGACCTTTGCCACGAGATAGAAACCACCATCGACAAGGAACGACAGAAACTATGAAAGACCCGTTTCATGGTGAATATGGAAAGCAAATGCGTCAACTCGTCTCGGAGCTTGGTGGCGAAGCTACGTGCCTTAACGGAGGACACGTGAAAGTAACTTTCCCGAACGGCAAGGAAGTGTTTACTTCATCCACCCCAAGCGATAGAAGGGCACTTTTGAATGCACGAGCTGAAATGGAACGAGCTAGTGGGAAGAAAGCGAAACGTGGTAAGTCGGGCTCCTACAAGTTTAGGAAGGCTACCTCTTTCCGAAAAACTGCACCGTCGAAAATAAGCCCCGGTACTGAAAAGGGGCTAGAGCGGATGGAAGAGATCGAAGAACTTGACCGGCAAATCCGCGACCTCTTAAACAACCCGAAGAGCCAATTCCGGAAGGACGCCGAGGACATTGTTTACCGCCGGTCTGAACTCGCACGGAAGCTTATCAAAGATGGCGCGGATGTGACCGAGCATTACATGGAAAAACCATAACCAGCCAAGAAAGGAACATTTAAATGAGTAACGAAATCGCTAAGTTCAACGAGCAGGAAATGACGCTCATTGAACAGCTAGGGTACAAGCAAATCCCGGCCAATCACCTGAAAATGTTCTTTGCCCGCGCCGAAGCGTTGGGCCTGAACCCACAAGACCCGTCGCAAATCGCCCTCATTGAGCGCAAGACGAAGAACGGCAAGACCTACACCCTTCAGGTAGGCATTGGCGGCGCTCGACGAACCGCCCGACGTATAGCAAAGCAGGAGGGCGGCACCTACCGCGAAGGCGACTGGATGTACAAGGGAATCGACCAGTCCACCGGGCAGGAGACAGAATGGCGCGACACGTGGAACGTGATCCGCATGGGATACCCGGAGTTCGCCAAGGTCATTGTGTACCGAGACGGTGAACCATTCCCGCATGTAGTTACTTGGGATGAGTCCAAGCAAACCTGGGGCCGGGAAGGAAACCTAACGCCAATGTGGGATGCGAAGCCAACCTTCATGCTGGGAAAGAACGCAGCCGCTGGAGCCTTCCGAAAGGCGTTCCCCGATGAACTAGGGGATGTGTATTTCGATTCCGAGAGCTTTGTGGATACGTCGGAACCCATTCGCCAAAAGGCCACTCGTCAGGATGTGGCGCAGCAGGCCCTGTCGGCCCCGGCACCAAAGAAGAAGCAGGAACCACAACCGGAGCCAGAGCCAGCGGCGGGGGATGATGACCAGTTTGTTGAGGACGTAAAGAACGCCCTCGCTGAACTCACCAGCCCAGAAGAAGTAACCAACTTCATGCAAGAAATCCGCCAAGACGCCGATGTTCCCCAAGCAGTAATTGACCTTGGCCGCGCCCGCTGGAACGAACTACAGGAGCAGTAAATGGGCATCAAGTTTGTGCGTTCTCTGCCGCCGCGTGGTGGGCGGGACAACATGAATCCTGAACGTGCCAATGAACTGTTGGACGAGATGTTGGCGAACAACGGCATGTGGGCAGAAGTGCCCATCACCCACCTGTACCCAACAATCGAGAACCTGCCCCAAGACCGGCTCAGGGGCCGGGCGCGTAGTTTCGCAGACCGAATCCGGCAAGGCACCGTCCCCGTATTCAACGAATACCCCTGCGAAGCCGTATCACGCGGCGCCAAAGTCTACATGCGCGCCAACCTCAACAAACGACAACTCAAAGAAATGGAACTGTAATGACCAACGACATCACGATTAGCGGCAACCTCACCCGGGAGCCGGAGCAACGATTCACGCCAAACGGCAAGTCAGTTGTTGAGTTCACCCTTGCCCACAATACCCGCCAATACAATCAACAATCCCAGCAGTGGGAAGACGGCGAACCCACCTTCATCGACGTGACTTTCTGGGGCAAGAAGGGCGAGAACTTCCCCCAGGACTACACCCAGAACGGTAAGCGCCCCGTCATTGTGCTTGGCGTGTTGAAGCAAGACCGCTGGCAGGACAAGGAGACTGGCGACAAGCGTAGCAAGCACAAGATTAACGCCGATGAGGTTACTTTCATCCCACGCGGACAAGGCGGCGGGCAATCCACCCCGGCGCAGCAACAGTGGAACAACGCTGCACAGAACGGCCAGACAGCCACCAGCGGCGCATGGTCCCAGCCGCCAGCCCAGACAGGCCAAGACCAGCAGCCACCATTCTGATGGGCTACATCGAGATTAAGGCCGCAGAGCTCCCCAACTACAAAGGCAAGCGTGTGGCCTTATTCCCCGCCGCCTTCGACCCGGACTCAATACCCGACCGCATCACCTACGCCGCCGAATACGACGGCACAGTCCACGGGGCCACCAGAGACGGACGCTTCGCCCTCAAAGCAACCTCCACCGTCCTCGTCGACCCCACCGCATAACCCCGCCATGCTCAGGACCTCCACAGTCCACCTGGCGGGGTTTCTTTCAACCCCAACGGACTTTTATCCATGACTGACCCCGACCACCGTGCCCGCCAGGACATGCGCGCATGGCTCGAATCCCAAGACGTGTACTGCGCCCAACCCACATTCCTCGACGCACTAATCCAGTTGTTCCAATCCATAGAGAAAGGAGGAAACAACGATGAGCACTGACGAGTTCAACAAGAACCTGATGACCCAAGCCTCGTACCGGCTAGAAGAAGCAGCAGCCCTATCTAGAAACGCGGACGACCTCTACAAGATTCGGGAGATACACAAGCACATTCACCGCGCCCAAACATACCTGTGGGTGCTTGAAGACTCCCTAAAACTCAATGACCACTAGGAGAGACACGCCATGCCATGGTTCAAAGTAGACGATGGTTTCTACGACCATCCAAAAGTAGAGAATCTTTCAATGGCGGCCCGTGGTCTTTGGCTAACGTGTGGAGTTTGGTGCGCGAAGCACCTCACCGATGGCGTGATTTCAGCTAAGCGTGTCCGCGCCCTCGGCGGCACCCCGGCGCAGATTAAAGCGTTAATTAAGAACGGATTGTGGTCTGAATGTAAGGGCGATTCTGGTGCTAAATGCTATGCATTTCATGATTGGTTTGACATGCAACCCTCGCGTGAACAGGTCTACGAAAAACGCGAAATCGAACGACAAAAGAAACGCAAACAGAGAACTAATCAAACAAGCGATAACGCTACAACCAGCAGGTTTGCCGAAATGTCCCCAGGGGACACGAGTGGGGACAACCCCAGGGACACCCCAAGGGACTCCCTAGGCCTGTCCCGCGCCCCCGACCCGACCCGACCCGACCCGTCCCAAAATAGGGTTACTGTAAGCCAGCCAAGTAACGGTGATCTAGGGGCAGGGGAGAAGGCTGGCGTACTTTCCCTCGACGAGCTTGCGGACGCTACGCGCCGCGCTCGCCAAGCCGGAATCTCAGATACCGCAATCAAAACCGGAACCCAAGAATTTGAGCGCCGCCCACACCCCAAAGGCCCCGGACTACTACGCACACTCATCAACGACGCAGCGGAAGCAGAAAGAACAACCCGCCAAGCCGAGGAAGCCACACAAGCCCGCCGCCAAGCTATCGATGCTTGCACCCTATGTGACCCCAACGGAATGCGCTACGAAGACGGCCAAGCATGGCGCTGTGACCACAAACCACCAAGAAAGAAACCACCATTTTGAGAAGCCGAACAATGTCCGCCATCTACGCCCTACTCGTGGTCTATCTCGCCGCGCTCTGTGGCTGGGACCTCAACGACCACCACGAACCCATCAACATCCTGAACGACTCCATCGCCCTCGCTTGCTTGGTCGCCCTGGTGTACCTCTTCCAGCGAGAACGCGGAGGGAAATAATGAACACCATCACTTTCCGCGTCTTTGGGGAACCCGCCCCGAAGGGTAGTAAGCGACACGTGGGTAACGGCAGGCTCATTGAATCCTCGAAGAAACTCCCCGCGTGGATGCGAGCCGTCAAACAAGAAGCCACCAAAAACCGGCCCAGAACGCCGATAGACGGCCCCACAACCGTCCTCATGCACTTCTACCTACCCAAGCCAAAACGGCCCCGCTATGACGCCCCAGCAGTCAAACCGGACGCCGACAAACTAGCCCGCTCAATTCTTGATGGCCTAGAAGCCGGCGGCATCCTCAAAAACGACTCCCGCGTAACCCACCTCCAAGCCACCAAACACTACGCCAACAACGACACCCCACCCGGCGCCCACATCACCATCACATGGAAGGACACCCAATGATTTACGCATGGCCCTTTGACGATTCGAACGAACCCAACCCAGACGAACTCGAAGAACTCGAAGACGACTCATGGCAAGACCGCGCCTACGACCTCTGGGCAGACAAATAAACACCAGAAAGGAGAAACAATGGTCACACAACTACGCCAGTACTGGCCCCTCATACACCGGGTAGACAAGGCCCTAATCATCATCCTCGGGGTGACCGCCCTACTATGCCTAGCGCTTCTCATAGCCCACCCATCATTCGAGGGACTAGGCGGCACCCTCAGCACCACCGGCATCTGGCTTCTCACCGTGCAGCTGAATATCAGGGTGGTGGAGAACCACCTACTCAACTTCATCATCAAAAAGCTCCTAGACCAAGAAACCCCACACCCCGAAAACCAGTAACACCACTACAGAAAGAGAAAACCAATGACCAACCCGTTCGACCGCATCGCCAACAACACCGCCCGCTACTTCACCCACCAGGGCATCAACTGCATGACACAGTTGGGGCCGTTCACCATCAACGGCTACATCGAACTGCCAGAAAACCACCCATGGCTTGATTTCCCCGACATGATTGAGGTGCACCCTGACATTGAAGTTCACGGCGGAATCACCTACCACGAGGGCCGCGTGATTGGCTTCGACACTAATCACTTCCGCGACGGCCAACACCCCGAGGCTGAGCTCGCCTACCAAGCGGGAGAAATTTCAACCCTGGGCATGTACGGAGAAATACCCCACATCTGGACGTGGGAAGAAGTCGAAGCAGAAACCCGCCACCTAGCAGAACAAGCAAAGGACGCAAACCATGCCTAACCCCACCCGCCAAGAAATCATCAACGCGAACAACGCGTTAGCTGCGCTCGTATGCGTTGCACTCAGCAACACATCGGACCCTGACGAAAAAGACTTGATAAAAACTGAGGGCAGGGCGATTGCCGCCGTCCTCCCACCACGCCCACGCCCCACAATGGCCGAGGTCGAATGGGACGACGAGAAGCACTACCTCGCAGAAGCAGAACACCCTGGCTTTGGGAAAGTCATCATGCTGCACCCCGCGTCTGACACGGAAATCGAATGTTTATGCAATTGGCGCGGCCTGTACCGAGCCTATAGTCTCATCACCGCCTATCTCACCCCGACTGGCAAGCGCTACACACTCACGGAGGTGCAGGATGGATAACATTGACCGTGCTCTCGCGGTGCTTGAAGCCTCCCGACGCCCCGGAGAAATCCGCATCCACCCATACGACGCGGTAGAAGCACTCGCCAAAGCAGGGCTAATCATGACAGACCTACCAGAGCCGCGCACCTTTCCCGACACCGGGGAATACGAGTGGCACATGAAAGACGGATACGTCTCTCTCGAAGACGGAATTATCCACGTGATCCATGACGAAACCGACGAAGACTGGGAACCCGCCGAGCTCGAATCTGACTGTGCTGAGATACGCATTTCGGATACCTCCAAGGCGCGGGAAAATGCTTATGCAATCCTCGCGGCCTGTGACCTGAAGGAGACCACCAATGCCTGACCTCACCACCATGCACCTCAAGTGCCTACTCGCCCAGACCACACCCGGGCCGTGGGAATACGAGGGGCCACAATTCCAAGAAATCACCACACTAGACCAAGACAGCCTAGAACAAGCAGTAATCAGCCTCGACCGCTACACCGAAAAAGAAACCTGCAACCGGCCAGCAGACATGAACCTCGCAGCCCACGCGCCACAACTCGCGGAAGAAGTAATCCACCTACGGGAACACATCGAGGAACTAATCACTGCGATGGAAGATAAGGCTGCCATCGGCGAGTCTCAGTCACCCGCAGTCATTGCGGGCTTCCTAAAAGAAATCGTCCTAGGAGAAGTCAATGAATAACCTCACCACCTACCACCTCAAGCACCTACTCAGCCAAGCCACACCAGGCCCGTGGGAATCCTACTATGGCGTAGCGGGCGTTCCCGAAGGATGGGATGAGTATTGGGTAATACTCCAAATGGGCCGTCACCGACTTCCCCTGCGGTCACCTCATTATCCACTAGAGGACGAGGAGTATGCGAACTTCGACCTCGCAGCCGCCGCCCCAGAACTCGCACAGGAAGTAATCCACCTACGCGACGCACTCGGATACCTCGTAGAAGAAACACGACTCGCCGCCGAAAACAGCGAAGATGTAGTAGTCCAAAAGCGAGTAGCCGATGCCATAAAAACCACCGTCGCAAAAATCCAAGGAGACCACGATGAGTAAGCAAGACCGGGCGGCAAAAGCAATCAAGTTTGGGGCCGCACGCGGCTACACCCCCGAACAGATCGCCACGCTACTAAACGAACTTAACCTACTCGCACCCGACCTACCAGAGCCGTCGTTCGTAATGGATGAAGATGGTGAGAAACGAATCTGCTGGAACACGCCTGACTGTGACATCGAACTAGAACCAGGAGAAATGATTGTCACCCGCGAAGTCCAAGCAGGGCACACCATCGAAGACGCCCGCCAAATCGGACTGGCCCTAATAGCAGCCGCCAACTACAGGGAGACAGAATGAACAATCAAGACCGAGCCGCCGAGGTTATCCGCACATGGCAGCAACGCCATAAAAACCAGATGGATAGCAACCCAGACTGGGCCGCGCAAAACCTCGCAGGAGACCTACACAACGCAGGACTACTCGCACCAGACACGCCCCAACTGTTCTTTGAACGAGGAGTCGGCCCCAACTGGGAAATACCCATTAGTGACCAGTACGGCGGTGTAGTCACAGTCCGCACCCTGGGTGGAAGCGTGTTCATCGAACGGCACGGACACGGTTACGGCCACGGGTTCATCACCCACCCCACCGAAGCCCACAAAATCGCAGCAGCCCTACTCGCAGCAGCCAACCACGCGGAGGAAGCATGAGCCTCATCATTATCGCCGGGGCGTGCGCAGCCACATTCAGCGCCACCGTCCTCGGCCTGATTCAAGTCGCCAGGTGGGCAAAGTGGCGGCAGAAACCCGACCTCGCCCCCACGCTCACCTATACCGCATTAGCAGCCATTCTATGGACAGGAGCCACCACGCTATGACTAAGACCCTCGCAGACATGACCGAAGAAGAACGCGCCGAATGCGTGGGAATGTGGGTGAGTTATCAAACCCCGATGGGGGAGCACACGGCAATCTACGAAGCAGGAACAACCCTGTTCGAGCCGGGGTACGGATTGTTCACTATTCCTATGGATTGCATCACCCCGCTACGCGATAAACCTCGCGTATGGGGCGCAGACAGGAGACCGCCATACGGTGAATGGGAATACGACTACGTAGCCTCAGACGGCTGCGCCATGAGCACAGGCGAATACGTTGACCCAAAGCCGGGCGAGAAAATCCGCCGATGGATAGGAGCGTGGGAGGAACCATGAGCACCCCGTTTGCAATCATCTACGCCGTGGCAGTAATCGCCACACCGTGGATACACGCATTCATCGACGAATGGAAGACATACGGAAAGGCCCCACGCATCACAATCAAGGTAGGCAAGAAATGAGCACTTGGTACGTCTACAAAGACCGCGAGGATAGGGCGCGGCAGTGGTTCGCCATACCCGTCCACGCGGACTGGTGGGAGAAACCCCAAGGGCGACGCTTCCCCCAATGGGGCATGGCCCTGAACTACGCCAATCGAATGGCCCGCACAGCCAAGCCGGAGGACTACAGGCGCACCACAGGCACCAAGCGGCTTGCCAAGACACTACGGTCACTCGGATACCAGCGAACGACCATCAAAGACCCCAGCGGCGCATTCTGCGGCCTCACCGCCACAGTCAACGACCGAAACCAGATCCGCCTCAAAGCAGGCGATGATTCCTTTTTGCTCGCCCGCCACGAATGGGAGCCACTGGCGAAATTCCTACTCGCAGCGGCTAAGGATAAGGAGAAGATATGACCCCGAAACCTGCCAATGGCTGGACTGTGAAAGAAACGATTTTCGGGAAGTGGGCCGCATTCCCATCCGACACCAGACACCCAGACTGGGTAAACCTTTGCAAGCACCAGGGCTCGCTTACCCATGCCTGTGATTACACCTATCTGATTGGCCCCCTAAGCGACAAACCAGGGGAAGTGCAGAAATGACCCCAGAAGAAGCACGCTTCTGGCTAGGCGACGGGCACAAACCCCCAATCGTCCCGCCCTACATCGCACAACAAGCCCTCGAAACCATCGCAGCAATGGGAAACAACGACCAGCCAGACACGCAACCAAAGGAATACAATCAACACTTATGACCCAACGAATCTACATAGTCACCAGCGGCGAATACTCCGACTACCGCATCGAAGCCGCCTACACCACCTACGAGGAAGCCCTAGAAGCCGCGAAGAAAGTAGCGAAAACGGACGCTAACAATTACATGCCATCGTTCCCGAACATCGAAGTCTTTGAGGGTAACGAACGCATGTGGGATGCGGAAGAAGAAATTGAAAAGCAGACCCACACCCTCTACGAAATACGCTGCGAAATCACACCCCAAGGTGCAAGAACATTCGCCCAGGAAGAGCGGGTATTTGTCCCAGAACGCGCCAGCGTAAGGAAATTCAACAACAGATTTGTAGTCACAGGTACAGACCTCACAGAAGTAAAGAAAGTCCTAAGCGACACCCTAACCGCCGAGTACCAAGCGCAGGTACAAAGCATCATCGGAAAAATAGGCGAATAAAGACGAAGATAAACTAATCTTCTTCGCCCACCAGCCCACACACCACCAGGCCCCGCCACGACAGCGGGGTCTTTTCTTATAGGAGCACACCGTGACCAACGAGTTTGAACTCCGCGACACCGCACGTGAACTCAAACACCACTACCAAGAACTACAAGCCCACAAACACACAACCCCCAACCCACCCGAGGTCAAGACCAGAAACAGCGTCAAAGGCCTAGGACCCAAGCCACCCGGCAACTGGCTATGGGTAAACCGCTACATAGAGATGGAGCAGAACCTGCGAGAACTCGCACTAAACGCCTTCGGCATCGACGGCATCAACATCCGCCTACAAGACGGCGACATGGCAGCCCCCAGACTCTGCCACCTCATCGCCTGGCACGCCCAAGCCCTATCCGAACTGGACTGGGCACAAGACCTACAACAAGAACTGGCAGACCAAGCCCGCACCATCAACCGCTGGGTCAACCCACCAGAACATGGCCAAGCACTACTTAAATCAGCGCGAGTGAAACGTCACCTCCTTGGTAAGTACTTGCCACCACTTGACAAGTAGGCTAAATAAAATGATATGATTGCGCTGTAGAAAGAGCCCGCCCACGAGCGGGCTTTTGTCGTTTTAACCAAGTCTTGTCGCCTGACTCACTAACCCACTAATGCGGACACTTTTTGCATAACTGACCACCTGAGATGCAGGCCGCCGGTTCGCGACCGGGGCAAGACACCAAGCCTTGTAGCCACCTCACCATGAAGCCATCAATCAAGCATTGAGAACTCTGAGCAACACCCGAGGCGCAGGCCACCGATTCACGACCGGAACAAGGCACAAACACCCCCAGGGGGGGAGGGGGTAAACAACACCCCCAGGGGGGAAAGCGCCCCCCACCACAACAACACAGGAGGGGCCATGACCATCCACATAGTCACCGGCCCACCAGCCGCAGGCAAATCCACCTACATACGCCAACACCGAAAACCCGGCGACATCACCATCGACTACGACGAACTCGCCAACACACTCGCAGGACTCCAACCCGCAAACCACCAACACCAAACACACATCAAAACCATCACCAAAGCAGCCAGACAAGCAGCCATCAACAAAGCCATCGACAAACACGACGGCACACACAACGTCTGGATAATCCACTCAAACCCAAGTACCAACCTACTAACCAAATACAAAGCGGCCGGAGCAAACATCATCACCATCGACCCAGGCAAAGACACTGTGATGAAACGCTGCAAACACGAACGACCAACACACATGCTCAAAGTCGCCGCACAATACTACGAAAAACAAAAACAACAACAAAAACAACAAACAACAACAAAACGCGGATACGGATGGAACCAACAACGCGAACGAGACCGCCTAATCCGCATCCACAAAGACGGAACCCCCTGCTGGTGGTGCGGACAACCCATGTACCGCAACAAAAACAAAAACCACGACCACCTACCACTCGCAGCAGACCACACAGAACCCAACGGAGCACGCAACGGCAAAAAACCAACACGCCTACTCCACTTCACCTGCAACAGCAGCCGCAAAGACGGCAAAAACGACCACAAACGCCCAGCACTCAACAACCCCACCCCCCAACCCCCAAAACAAAAACCATTCCAATGGTAGACCCCACCCACCAAAATTATTGAC